TGATGAACAACTAGTACTTAACTGTGAAGATACATTCGGATGGATAGGATTAGACAGAAGTAAGAAGTCACCTAAGGTAGTGGGCAGAGGAACCAAGTTCTTCTGGGCGCAGCTGTTAATGGGTGATGCAGCAGATAACATAATGGGATTACCCAGCTACCATGAGAATGGTAGGGACCATAAGTGTGGCCCTGTTACTGCGTACAACTTCTTGAAAGATGCTAAGTCAAACCTAGAATGCTATGACATAGTAAGAGATTTATATAAAGGAAGTAAACATGAATGGATTAATTGGAGAACTGGTAGCAAGACTACTTGCTATCATAGTTTGTATGGTGATGCTCATAGCCTATGGCTTTTACGTTATCCTGATGACAGTATCAATGCTTTTCTACGGGAGACTTTGGAGGAGAAAGAATAATGAAATACGAGAAGCTGAGAACAAGCCAGATAAAAAGCGTGAGAGCTTTACTATTAAAGAAACAAAATAATACTTGTCCTTTATGTGAGGGTAAGATAGGTACAGCAAGGTCAAAGAAGAGACCTGCCCTGGACCATGACCATACTACAGGTATAATACGTGACGTGTTATGTATCAACTGTAATGGTATGGAAGGTAAGATATGGAACCTACTAAGACGCATGAAGAAAGGAGAGGCTAGAAATATTTTAGCCAAGCTACTTGAATATTACGAGCGTCATGACCATATACCACATGGGCCTATACTACATCCCACACATTTAACTGACGCAGAGAAGAGAGACAAACGTAACTTAAAGCAGCGCAAGAAAAGAGCTGAGGCTAAAAGGAACAAGTAATGAAAACCATAGGAGAGCAACTAGACTGGGAGCACAACATGGCTACTCGCGGAGTCGAAAGATTCCGCAAGCAGCAAGCTGAAGCTACTGAGTCTAGAGGACACGAGACTTCTGCAGGTAGCAGACTTCTCAAGTCTTACGTCATAACTATATCAGATAGAATTGCTCTTTACTTAGAGGGCAAGCACCCTGAAGGTAGACGTAGGAATAAGTTCAGTAAGTTACTGGATACAATAGATACAGACAAGGTTGCTATGATAGCCTTAAGGAATGTAATAGCATCCGTATTTAAGAATGGCACAGGTATAGCAAGCATATCTATTCAGATAGGTAGGCAATGTGAGGACGAGCTGCGCTTAAGTAAGTTTCAAACGGAGTACAAAGAATACTATGACAGCCTTATAAGAGACATGCAGCGCAAGAACATAGCTAACTACAGGCACAAGCGAACAGTCCTTACTGCTAAAGGCAAGGACAGAGGCTTACTGTGGGAGAGTTGGTCAGAGCAAGATGCCTTTGGTGTTGGTGCTTTGGTTATATCTTTGCTTATGGAAGTGTGTGACCTAGTAGAGCGCAATGATGCTCCTGCTAGTAAAGGATACATGAAGGGACAATCTATGTTAGTACCTACTCAAGCATGTTTAGATTGGATATCTAATCATGATGAGGTAGTAGAGCTAACTAGTCCAGATAGAATGCCTTGCATAATACCTCCAGCTAATTGGATATCGGTAACAGATGGAGGCTTCTGGTCTCCTAACTTACGTAAGAGAACGCCCTTGATTAAGTCTAAGCTTATGAGTAAAGAGAGGGAGATTATGTATGCTGAGGCAGATATGCCTGGAGTACTGGCTGCTGTTAATAAAATGCAAGATACTGCTTGGAGAGTTAACACTAGAGTTAAAGGTGTACTAGATGAAGTGTGGTCTAAGAACCTGGGCTGTGGTATGCCACGCTCTGAGCCTTATGTATTCCCGCCTTGTCCATTAGAAGAGCACCAGATAGCATCTGAGCTGCCTTACGATAGCCCTGAGATTGCTATGTTCAATGAATGGAAAGTAGTTACTAGAGAGCTACATACCCAAGAGAAGGAACGAGTAGCCAAGAACCTAGCTCTCATACGTACTATGAGATTAGCTAGGGAGATGGAGAAGCATGATAGTTTCTGGTATGTATATCAGTGTGACTTCCGTGGTAGAGTATACGCAGCTAGTGCTGGGTTAACGCCTCAGGGTACAGACCACAGTAAAGCTTTGATTGAGTTCAGTACAGGTGATGCCTTGACTGATGAGAACGGGCTGCGCTGGTTCATGATAAATGGTGCTAACAAGTACGGCAATGACAAGGTAAGCTATGAAGATAGAGTTGCTTGGGTACAAGATAACAAAGACTTTATTATAGAATGTGCTAATGACCCTATAAGTAACAGAGGTTTCTGGGCTAACTCAGACAAGCCTTTCCAGTTCCTTGCTTGGGTCTTTGAATGTGCTGATATGTTTAAGCTAAGTAACCCTTATGAGTTCGTGTCTCACTTACCCGTAGCATTAGATGGTAGCTGCAATGGACTACAACACTTCTCTGCTATGTTATCAGATGAAGTAGGTGGTAAGTCAGTTAACCTATCACCCAACACATTACCTGCTGATATATATCAGGACGTAGCTAACGTGTGCTATGCTAAACTATTAGACCGAGCAAAGCTAGGAGAGGCTCCTGCTATCAACTGGCTAAAGGCGCTAGGTCCAGGAGGTATGTCACGTAAGCTACCTAAGAAACCTGTAATGACCCTGCCTTATGGGTCAACTCAACAGGCATGTACTACTAGTATATACAACTATGTGACTGACAATCTTTCAGATAAGTTTGATAAGAATACATTCTTTAAACATTCCATATACCTTAACCCATTGCTATGGGCCTCTATAAACGAGGTAGTTATAGCAGCTAGGGCAGCTATGGATTGGATACAAGAGTGCAGTGTTATACTTGCCAGAAAGAATATACCATTGAAGTACTACAGCCCATTAGGATTCCCTGTACTACAAGCTACACAGAAGTACAAGTCTAAGCAGATACGTACACAAATCAATGGTAACTTACAAGTAAGAGTAGCTACTTACACAGACCAATTAGATACCAGGAAGCAGCGTCAGGGCAGCAGTCCTAACCTAGTACACCATGTGGATGCTTGTCATATGATGATGGTTGTCAATGCGTGTTCAAGTAACGGGGTATCTAACTTCGCTATGATACACGATGACTTTGGTGTACCCGCTAAGTATGCAGCCGACCTACAGAAAAACATAAGGCAGCAGTTCGTAGCACTACATAACTACAACGACGTACTACAAGACTTTAAAGAGCAACATGAAAATGTTTATGACGTAAAATTACCGAGCCTTCCTAGTAGAGGAAGCTTGGATATAACGGAGGTACTTAACTCAGACTACTTCTTTAATTAACTTAGTGCTTCTCTATAGAGATATAACGAAAGGAGGTATTATGTCCTACGCAGATTTATCTAAGGACGACCAAGTACTTACTGCTATTAAATTTATAGCCGTAGGTTCAGAGATACCCTTGGAGTTACAAGAAGAATTAGGTTCTGAATTAGTTTACGAGGTAAGTAATCCTATTAAAGGAGACTGATTTGAAAATAGAATCAAAGACTACAGACGGACACGTTAGCCAGTCGGTTAGACGTATCCTGACATTTATGACTGCACCCTCTATCTTACAAAGGGGTGAAGGTGAGTTCGGTATAGGTACGGAACATGCTAAGGCTGAAATAAGAGCAGCTTTATCAGAAGTATTAGGGAGGTATCCGTGGTACGAAGGGCCTTAGTATCAGACGTAGACCATATATTAGATATCGCAGAGGTATTTAATGATGACTATGGACTACCAGAAATAAATAGAGAAAGAGCGCGTATAACCTTGTTAGGTTTTATCAAACATGGTGTAGTGTTCTGTTCAGACGCTGGGGCTATAGTAGGCATGACCTACGCAGACCCCTTCAGAGATAGAACCCTGCTGCTAGAAATAGGTTGGTACGCTGATGGTGGAGGAATGACTGGCGTTAAGTTACTTAACACATTCATTAAGGAAGCCAAGAAATTAGAGGTAGATGCAGTTATTATGAGCACCTTAAGCAACAGTGATTTACGAATTGGTAAGTTACTAGAGCGACAAGGCTTCTCAGTATCTGAAACGTCCTATACTCTAGAACTAGGAGGACATATAAAATGTCTATTATAACAGGACTACTTGCTGCAAAGCAAGCTAAGAAAAATAGAAGAGCACAAGAGCAAGCCAATCAAGAGGCAGAAACAAGAGCTATAGAAGCAGCTGCTTTATCTGAGACTCAGGAAGACACAGGCGCTGATATAATATTCGGTGCAGCTAAAGGTGGACGGACGTTACTACGTAGACGCCCGACACAAGGACCAACAACAGGTCCCAGACCAAGGCTTACTGGCTTAGGTGGATTTGGTGGAGGAGACCCTGGCAGAGGCTATAACAATATGAGGCTGCTATGAGTACTTATCCAAACCCTAAGGGAAACATTGGTCAAGTCTGGATGCAGATGTACCAAGAGAAGGGTGACTTACTAGAGCGCAGTGAAGCTTATGCTAGATGGACTCTAGCTAATATACTTCGTGCTGATAGAGAGACACACCAACAGAATACAGAAATGACTAAAGGTTCTGTGATGATGGGAGCTAAGTGGGTTAATCACTTAGCTAATAGAATAGTAGATGTACTGTTCCCCTTATCCAGGCCATTCTTTACTGTAGCTATAACCCCTAAAACTAAAACTGCTTTGGAACAAGAGAATACTCCAGACCAATTAGCTGCTGTTAAAGAGCAGATAAGGGAAGCTACTACTAGGATAGAAGAAGAGGCTATAAGAAACCTTAGACTAGTAGAATACAGACCTGTAGCTATTGAAGCATGTAAGCATCTTATTATTACAGGCAATGCTTTACTTAGAAGAATGCCGTCAGGCAAAAGAATACTGTACTCTATTGACCGCTATGGAATTAGACGTGATATAGAGGGTAATGCCATTGAAGTTGTACTATATGACCGAAAGAAATATTGTACCTTTGACCCAGAAATGCAAGCTATGATTAGAGAAGTGCATCCTAAGGTTAAAGATGATGACAAGATGGAATTATTATCTCACTATAAACTAGAAGCTGATGGACGCTGGTGTTTTAAACAAGAAGTAGAAGGTGTGGCTATAGGTAAACAAATTAAGTATGTTAAGAAAGACTTTGACTTACTGCCGTTAGCCTGGAACTTACCTTCTGGTTTTCATTATGCTACTGGCTTAGTAGAAGATAACTCTACTACATTCCATAAGCTAGATGTAACCACAGAAGCTCTTACAGATATGGTAGCTATCGCAGCTGACATTAAGTTCTTTGTTAGACCAGGCTCTGCCTTAGGTTTACAACTAAGAGAACTCAATAATGCACAGCGCGGTGCTTACTTTGCAGGTAATGCAGAGGACATAGCTGTACCAGAGATTAACTTACGTGGTGACTTAGATACTATAGCTAATATAGTAGCTAAATGGGAAGGTGATTTATCAAGAGTATTCTTACTATCTAATGTACGTGACGCTGAACGTGTTACTGCAGAGGAAATAAGGCTTGTAGCTAGGGAACTAGAGAGTTCCTTTGGTGGACTGTATTCTCAATTAGCGTTACAGTGGCAACAGAAAGAAGCTGACTACGCTTTATCTAAGATGAACGTAGGTTCTGTAGGTAATCTTGATGACCAGTTTGAAGTACTAGTTACTACAGGGCTGGAAAGCTTATCCAGGGAAGGTCAGATTGATAACCTTAGATTAGCTATTAGTGACTTACAGATGCTAGAAGCTGTACCTCAGGAGATTAGGTCTATATTTAATCCAAGTAGGTTCGGGCAGTTTATCTTTGTAAACAGAGGCGTTGCACTAGCAGATTTCCTGAACACTCCTGAAGAGATGCAAGCTATGCAGCAACAGGAGTTAGAGATGGCTGGTAGACAAGCTGAGATAGATACTGCTGCTAACGTAGCACAGTATGCTGGTAAATCAGAAATAGATAATATGGACGGTCAACAATAGGAGAGTATATGACTGATGAAAGTAACCCACATTCAAATGTTTCAACTGAAGAGCGTAAAGCTGCTGAGGTAGCTGAACAAGCAGCTGCTAAAGAAACCCCAGTTGAAGAAGCCCCAATACAAGCTGTGTCAAATACAGAGGCCAAGGATAAACCTGTAGACCCTGAAGCAGATGCAGCTCTAGTAGAAGATGATAAAGAGGAAGCAAAGCCTGACGATGGTGAGGCTCCTCTTGATACACAAGCTTGGGGAGATACAAATAGTGAAGTAGGAAATAGTGTTCTGAGATTAATACAGAACGCTGGAGGAACACCCGAACAGGCGAAGGCATTATTGTTTGACGCTGTACGGGATAATGATATGTCTAAGATAGACAAAGCAGAGCTTACTAATTTAGTAGGTGAATCAAATGCTACAATCATTATGTCAGGTGCAGCCTCCTATGCTACAGAGATAGCTGCTAAAAACGTAGAGATAGCTAAGACAGTTAATGAAGCCGTAGGCGGTGCAGCTAACTGGGAAGCTATACAGAACTGGTCAGACAACTCTGACTTACCTGATGCAGAGAAAGCAGAGTACAATGAACTCTTATCTGCAGGAGGTGCTAAAGCTAGGTTCGCAGCTACAGAACTATTAAGCAAATATAATGCCGATTCTGGCAATACACAAATTACGGACACAAACCGAGTTGACCCTGATGTTGATACAACTACCCAGTCCGAAGCTATAACTGCACGCGAATATTATAAGCGTATGGCTATGGCAAACCGTAAAGGTCAAGATACAACAGCTATAAAAGCGGCAAGAGCAAAAGGCCGTAAGCTAGGTATCTAACCTATAAACTGGGAATAATCCCACAACATTAAATATAAGGAATTAATATGCCTATCCCTTCAGACTCAACTCACTTGAGTGCTCAGGCTACATCAGAAATGATTGAAGAGTATGCTGGCGCAGTGGATTCACAATTCGCTAAGTCGTCAATCATGCGTGGCTTCGTAAACATAGATAACCTACAAGGTACAGACACAAAGATTAAGCGTCGTGTCGGACGTACCGTTCTTAAGAAGGTAGTAGCTGGTGTAAGACCCGATGCTTCTCCAACTTCATTCGGACGTACAGCCGTAACAGTCGATACGATTTCATTAGCTCGCGATAACCGTGACCTATTGAATGAGTTCCAAACAGACTTTAACGCACGTCAACAGTTAGGTATGGACCACGGTAAAGAACTTGGTAAACTATTTGACCAAGCTCATATTATCGCAGCTATCAAAGGTGCAGCAGCAGCTGCTCCAACAGATGCCGATGGTACTAACTACAACGGTGCATTCGGTGCAGGTTCAACAACTACAATGGCCGCATCTAATGATGACCTAGACCCAACTAAATTCTATGAAGCTATTGCTGCACAGATAACAGCTATGGAAGAAGAAGACATTGACATTGAAGAATGCGTTGTGTTCGTACGTCCAACATATCAAGACGTACTACTTAATAATGACAAATTACTTAACCGTGATTTCTCTTCAGACAATGGTGACTTTGCAAATGGTACATTCAGAACGCTTAAAGGTGTTCCGATTGTGTCTACTACCAGAATACCAACTGCTGCTATTACTGGCCATGTAATGTCTGACGCTAAGAACTCTAACTTCTATGACGTAACTGCTGCAGAAGCTAGAAGTAAAGCTATCATTATGCACCCTAAAGCTCTATTCGCTGCAGAAACTATACCATTAACTTCTAAGGTATACTACGACGATAAAGAACTTCAGTGGTTCATCGATTCATACTTAGCATTCGGTGTTAACTATGACAGACCAGATTGCGCTCGCGTAGTCCGCTCATTCGACTAAATAATTAACGAGGCTCTCCTGTTTATTCGGGAGGGCCTTTTTTTGTTTTATAGATTCCTGAGCTTTTGCTCTCCGTGGGTTCGGGAATCTTTACAACAAAAAAGAAAGGAACTACTATGCCTACAACGGCCAACATTAAACTGAGTTTAATAAACAGTATGTTACGTACAATAGGTTCTGCTCCCTTAGCTGGAGAAGACACGTCACATCCTGATTACATTACAGCCAATGCTGTGCTTGAAGAAGTCATAGAAGATTTCTCAAGTAAACCGCTATGGTTCAACAATTCAATAGAAACCCTATCACAAGATAACGATGGTAGGATTCCAGTACCTACTAATGCTGTAGCAGTAGACCCCACAGATGGGTCTAACCTAGCTGTAGCAGGAAACTTCTTATACAATGTAGATAAGAGAACAGATATTATAGGTAAAGATGTAGAGTGCTACGTCCACAGAGAAATAGAACTAGGGCTTATGCCCAGGGAAGCTATTAAGTTTATTAGAGCAGCCTGTAGATTTAAGTTCTATGCAGATGAGGATGGTGGTTCACAGAAGCTACAAGTATATGCACAGGCTGCACAGTTGTCAGAGCTAGAACTTAACTCTGTAAACATAGCCCGTATGGATATGAACTTCTTTGCCTCAGGTTCTGGAAGAACATTCTTTATACCTAGACCCTCTAACTATCAACATATTGGTAGTAGTGCTGGTTCAGGTGGAGTTAAAACAATATTTCAAACTAGCTAGGAGAAGTCATGGCTGATACAAATACATTAGGAAGTATGTTGCAAGGTATTAGCCAGCAACCTCCTCACATTAGACGCGATGGTAAAGTAACAGAACAAGTTAACTTAATGTCAGACGTTGTAGAAGGAATAAAAACTAGACCAGGTTCTAAATTAATCGGTGTTATAGAAGAAAATGGAGCGTCAGGCTCTTCAACTATTATATCTAAACCTGGAGCAGAGCTTCCTGTTACAGTAGAACCAAAAATTGATACTAGTGGAAAGTATTATACCTTTACTATAGATGGAACCGTGTATCAAATAGGTATAAGTGTAAATGGTATAGAAATACTTAATCAAACTGGAGAAGTATTAAACGTAAGTTTAACCACGGCAGCTAATACTTACTTAGCAGATAGTGCTAATGATTTATCTGTTTACGTATATGACAATGGTGAAGAAACAGTTGCGTATGTATTAAACAGAAATAAAGTAGTGGCTATGGATAACAGTGCTGCTACTATTGCAGCTCAGGAAGCTGAAGTAGTTAAAGATGTAGGGTTAGTAACTTCTTTAGGAGGACAGTTCTCACATACCTATACAGTAAATGTTGACCATGATGGTGGAAGCTTTAGTGGTTCTTATACAACACCTAACGGAACAGGCTCAGGTCACGCAGCCCAAACAACTTCTGATTATATTGCTAGTTCATTAAGAACTTCATTAGCAGCAGCTGCTCCTGTAGGAACTACTGTAGCAGTAAGTGGTTCTGTTGTAGCTATTACAGGTCTTACTGGGATAACTATTACAGTATCAGATGGTGAAGGTGGTGCTACTTTAGTAGAATCAAGTAACGTAGCTAAAAACACTGACAAGCTTGCTAACACAGCTCCTCATGGTACACTAGTTAAAGTACATGGGTTAGATGGAACAGCAGATGATTTCTGGATGCGCTTTGAATCTAACTACACTAATACAGTAGGCTCTGGGTTTGGAGATGAGGGTGTATGGAGAGAGTGGTATAACGTATCAGAAGCAGCAGCTTTAGATGCTAAAACTATGCCAATGAAGATGACTCCTAATGCTGCTGGAACTATTATGAATATAGATGTAGCTCCTTGGACACAACGACGTGTAGGTGACTCAGAGACTAATCCTGAACCTGCTTTTGTAGGTAAAAAAATAAAAGATATAAGTGGCTTTCAATCCAGACTTGTTACTGTAGCAGGACCTGTTACTAACTTCTCTGTTACTAATGAGCCAACAGACTTCTTTAAGAATTCTGCTGTGGCTGAGATAGCAACTGACCCAATAGAAATAATATCAACAACTGCTGATGAGTTCAGTCTTTTGTATATAGTACCTTTTGATAGGGACCTAATACTCTTTGGAGATAGAGTACAATTTCTTGTGCAAGGCGGAAGTGCATTAACTGCATCTAACGCTTCATTAGTACAGACAACAGCTTATGATATACAAGATGGTGTGCGTCCTGTAGCTACAGGTAGAACTGTTTTGTTTCCATTCTCTATAGGAGAATACGGAGGAGTAAAGGAGTTCTATACAGCTGGTAACGTAGAGGCTAATCAAGCTATATCAATTACATCTAGTGTACCTAAACTTATAGCGGGTACTATAGAACAGATGAAGTACTCTGATACTGCTGATACATTACTTATAAGAGCTAATTATAATAAATGGAGATTATATGGTTATAAACAATTATGGGACGGAGAAAAGAAATTACAATCTGCATGGTTTAAATGGGATTTTCCTGGAGAAATAATTAATTATAATTTTGATAAGAATAAGTTATATGTATTACACTTTAAAGGTGGAGTAACTAGTGCACATAATGGAGAAGTATGTCAAGTTGTATTAGACTTAGATAGTCCTAATTCAAGTGGATTAGATTATCCGTTAGCTCTAGATTCGTATGAAATATATGATGGAGATGGTACACCTGACTACGGTGTTAGTATGGGCAGAACTAATATGCCTAACTATACAGACCCAGATGGATATGAATACTCTGTGTATCAATTCCTAGATAACAACCTAGTTATTATACAAGGTGCTGGATGTGATAGCCCAGGACAACCTGCAGAACATTTAACACCTACTGCTAGTGCATCTAATACTTATACAGATGGTACTCCTATGTGGTATGACTATAAGTTTCCTATTGCTACTGTACCTAAGAACTCTACACTATACGCAGGTTATGATATAACCTCTACATTTAAACCTACTATGCCGTTTATACGTGATAGTAATAACATAGTAATAAGATTTATAAGGTTAGTTATATCTAAGTTTATAGTTCATTTTAACAACAGTGGTCCTATGACTGCTACCGTAGGTAGTAAATATAGAAGCGCATCTGCACAGATAACATCTGTACGCACTTTGTCTAACGATGGAGTAGGATTAGCGTTTGACCCAGACGACCCTGAGGGGGACGGAATAAAGAGTGGAAGTTTTGATGTTCCTTTTAGAGAACAATCAGATATTTCTGAATTAACAATTACCGCTAATGGTGGTGTACCTATTAACATAAATGAAATAGAATGGGTAGGCCAAGTTCGTGGAGGCAGAAGGAGGATATAATGTCTGCAGCATTATTACAGGCAGGTATAGGGGCTGGTTCAGCTTTAGCAGGATACTTCCTAGCTAAGGAACAAACTAAACTCCAACGTGAAAGCCAGCGGCATAGAAATGCTGTGTTAGGGTTAAATGCTAACTTACAAAGAAATGCTTTAGAGCTTAAAGAAATAGAAGCTAGACAAGCTAACAGAAGAGTAGACCAACAAATACAACTTCAGTCTATGCAAGAGAAAGCAGCAGGAGAAGTTTCTGCTGCAGCCTCTGGTGTTACAGGCGGTTCTGTTGATGCTGTTATGAGAGGCTTAGAAAGAAGTGCTATGACAGCACAAGCTGCTAGGCTACAAAATGTATCTAGTATGTTTAGAGGTCTTGGGCAAGAACGCAGAAACATTAATGTAGGACAAATATTAGGCGAAGATAGAACAGTTATACCTGGTCCTGGAATAGCTAACTTATTACTAAGCATGGGAGTAGGGGCTGCTAAGGGCTATGGACAAAACACAGAATTTAAAAGTTCTACTCTAAATAGTTTATTTAAAGAAAGAGATTAATTATGGCAAAGGAAACACGAAGGCCCGTTGTAGAGTCTAGGTTAGATAATGCAATACAAAATCAGTCTGCTGTAAGAGATGTACCTGCTTTTAGAACAGGAACACAACAAGGTGATTTATTAAACAGCTATACTAGTAGAGTATATAATCAACTAGGAAACTTTACAAGTTCCTTAGCTACAAATTACATTGCTAATAAACAAGATGAAGCTGCTCTTAGAGGACAAATTGCAGCTACTCAAGGTACTACATTAGAAGAGTTAAAAGAAGAAGAAGGTTCTAATAAGTATGCTATTGAAGGTTGGAGAGTACTATCTGCAAGTACTCATATGGCTAATATGATTGCTGAATTAAATTCTAATATGGAAGTACTAGGAGAACAATCTCCTGACGAATTTAATACTTACTTAGCTAGTACTTTTAGTGATAGTATTAAAGATATAACTGACCCCACACTTAAAAAATATATACAATCAACTTATAATAGTAAGTTGCCTGAAATAGTTTCTGCCCAGGTGTTGTCTAATCAAAGGTATACAAAAAGAACAACCTCTAAAGAGTTAGAAGAAAATTTAATTTCTACTTTAAATCCTCAATTAGACTCAGAAATTATTACAGGTGAGTTTTATAAGGCTATGAAATCTTCTGGGTTTTTATCAGAATCAGAAAAACAACAAGCTGTTTATTCTGCTGTAACTAATAGTCTAAGTAATGGAGACCCTTCTTTATATAAGGCTTTACAAAAAACAGGTCTTATTAAAAATTACCCTGCAAATATACGTAACTCTATTCTACAAAGTTATAAAGCACAGCAATCAAATAGAATATTAGAAGTATCAGATAAACTTGTAGAGTCTCTTTCTGCACTAAAAAATGATATTGCTTCAAAACAAGATTTAAGTTTTAGTGAAGTTTATGATATGCACAAAACAGTTTATGAAGGATACGGTTTAGATAAGTTTAATATAAATACAGAAGGTGTATATAAAACTTATGCAGAGCATAAAGCTGCATCTGAATTAATAGACAAAGAAGTAACTACAAGTTGGAAATTAGATAATACAGATAATTCTATTATGGCTAATGTAATAGCAAACAATATTTCTGCTTCTAACGAAAGTAGAATACTAGATGTATTAGAAGGAAATATAGTACCTATAGAAGGTTTAAGTAAGGACCAGGTTTTAGGTTTAGCTATAGCTTCTGAAAAGTTTTCAGATGCTGAGTTAAAAGATTATGCGCTAGGTTTAAGTACTTCTTTAAAAGATACAGGTAAAAAAACTCCAGAAGGTAGAACTATATGGTCTAAAAACGGAGAAGTATTTTCTGAAAAAACTATTACAAAAGAGATTAATGGTTCTTGGTATAACATACCTACTGTAGATTCTTCTGGTAAAACTCTTTCTGACGGTGACGCTCTTAGAGCTGCAACATCCCAAGGAGAAAATGTAGTAGACACTCTTACTGGCACTACTTTAAAAGCATATAAAAATGTTAATGCTGCAGTTAAAGCTGCTGAAGCTAGAAGTAATGCAATGCCTAAATTAAATTTAGATAGTCCAAAAAATAATAAAATATCTTCTTATATAGAAGAACAATATAATCCAAAAACAGGTTGGGATGCCCCTACTACTGCAGAAATTGGTGCTTTATTAAAGTCTGAAAATGAAGAGACTATAAAAAATAATATATTAAAAGATGAAATGGTTGTTACCAATACAATTAAAAGTCTTGGAGTAGAGTTAGAGGAAAGGGCTATAACTTTAGATGACTACATTGAAGGAGTAGAAACAGTTCTTAAAAATACTGGCGTCACCTTAACTAAAGAATTAAACTCTTTAATACAAAAGGACGTAAATACTATAAAATCACAAGATTATGGAAAAGAAAGAAAAGACGCCTTAAGTCTTTTAGAACTTAAAGTAAAAGATATAAATAAAGAAAATGGAAATATTTATAATTCTTTAGGTATTTATGCTTCTGCTTCTGACTATGAAAAAGTAATTAATAATTGGGACAATAGTATTAGTAAGGCACTAGAAGACTCTGGCTTACATCCTTACTTTTTAAACGTAGTAAAATCAAAATCAGAAGTTTTACTTTCTGCATTTGGCGCTCAAAGAAATGCTAAGTTAAAAAGAGCTAGAACACAATCTATACAAAAGCAACTTAAATTTAATGGAAAAGTTGACGAAAAAGATGTTGAATTTATAGACTCTGCTTTTAAGGAGCTTGTAAAAAAGGCTGGGGTAGCTGCAGCTAATAACCAATTTCCTGGATATGTTCCTGAAAACTTTGATATGTCAGATAGTATTACTAATATTATTTCTAATATAGATATTACTAATATAGACCCTGAGTATTTAAAAAGAATAGAGGATGACTTTAACAACTGGTCTGCTGTAAAAACAAATGACTATGCTACTTCAAATGACCTTATTAAAGATGATTTAGCTAGAGGACTATTTTATGCTATAGAAGATGTACTTCAAGAAAATCCAAACAGAACTATTGAAGGTGCTCTTCAAGAAGTTGTTCCTTACTTTAGAGACTTTACTCCTGAAGATTTAAAAAGAGCTGAGAATGTAAAAGCTGGTATAATGAAAAATATTCTTGGAGTAGAAGATAAAAAAGTAGTAGAAGCTGAAGGAAACGAGTATAAAAATGAAGCTTCTTTAGAACAACAAGAGAAGTTATCTATAGCTTTATCAAATGAAAGCCTTGGCTTTGTATTTCGTAATCCTAATTTTAGTAGTAAAGGCGGGAGAGTATTAAAAAATCATTTAAAAGAATGGCGAAATAATAATATAGCTAAAGTTAAAGGAGAATATATTATAAATGTAGATGGAAAATCTTCTTCTATTATGAGAGCTATGTTTGGAACAAACGCTTATTTATTTAATAATAAAGATATTCAAAAAGCTATAGATACTATGTTAGTAGTTAAATCAAAAGAAACAGATAAAAAGACAGGTAAGCTTACTGATGAGGCTAAAGCGCTTAGTATCTTTGTAGATGATTCAGAAACTATAAGAAAAAAACAAGAAACTCCAGCACTTTCACTATCAGTTGGGTTAGGCTTAGAACCGTATCTAGGAGACACTTTAGATAAAGTTACAAACTATAAATTAGACTTTGAGCCTAAAAATAATGTTATAACTATTCATAGTGAAAGAGGTTTAACATCTATTAAACTGGACGAAGTAGGTAACTTTTATCATACATATCTTAATGATAAAATAAAAAAACGGGGAGGGCAATAGCTCTCCCATTAAATTAAAGGAGGCTATATGTCTAGTTTTACTATAACAGAAAAAGCACTAGAAACTATTAAAAGAGATGAACAACAAGTCTCCGCTTCTGGTAATTTTTTATTAGGACAAAAAAGAACTATTTTCTCAAACGTAGCACGTAGAGTTAAAGATGAGTTTGAAGGAAATAGAAGAGCAAAGGAAAAAGAAGGTACAGACTACATAGCTAAAACAGGAGATGCTATTAACTTATACTTTGGTTCTACTGGAGAAGGTGATGCAGGTATAAGTGAAGCAGGAAAAAGCCTTGTAAGCTCATTAACTACAGGTGCAGAAAACTTAACCACACTTTTAAACACAGTATTATTTAAAGCTACTGAAGAAGGTGTAGACCCTAATTTTAATATAAAAGAAAGTTATTCTGCGTTAGTAGAAAATATACCTTTTAGATACAGAGAAGATATAATAAGCTCTGGAAGCTTACCTGCTGCAATGCGGTCTAGAGAAAGAGTTCTTGATAAACTAAAAGTAGAAGAAGTTATATCACAACAATACGGTGGAGGAATGATGAGGCTTGCAGGACAACTTGTTGACCTGGACTTAGTTCTTACTCCAATAGGTTTTGGTGCAGGTAAATATGCAGCAATGGGTGCTAAAGGTTTACAGGGAGCTGCTTTAAGAAAAGCTAGATTAATGAATAGTGCTTTTAGTGGTGCTAAAGCAGGTGCTGCTTCAGGTGCTTTATTAGGTGGTGTGGATATGCTTTCTACAGAAGGCAGTGGTTTTGATGACGCAGTAATATTTACTAGCCTTGGAGCATTAACAGGTGGAATACTTGGAACAGGTTTTGGAGTTTTAGGAAATGCCTTTAAGAAAGAGTATTATAATGTAGGGGATGATTACGTACAGAAAATTTTAGACTTAGATGACAAGTTACTTACGGACCCTAACGCAGTAGATGTTGCTAGTATTCCAGCTGTACCCAGACCAATAGAAAAAAGTAAACCTAAAAAAGTTAAAAAATCTAAAGTAGTTAGGTTAGATAAAGAAGGTAAAAAAATAAGAGGTTCTTCTAATGCTTGGATTGATGTAGCAGAGGATTGGGTAGAAACCTCTGGCTTTAATAAAAGACGAGAAGAAGTGGATAAGTGGTTGTTAGCGTTAGCTAATAGTCCTATGATGGCGTTTATGGGTTCTAGACTATCACAAGCTATGTATGATAGTAAAGCTGCAACGCTTAGAATGCTTGGAGGTACTATATTTGAAAGCCCTACAACTCTTAATACAGGACCACAAGCTACAGCAGCTGCATTAGAGCCATTGTTTCATAATAGAATTTATTCTAAGTTAGATGGGTTTAGAGAAGACTTTGCAGCTTATGCTAAAGAAATTAAAGCTACTGCAGTAGGTGATAGAACAGGTACAGTTAAAGATAATATACTTCCTAATATACTTTCTCAAGACCAAAAAAGAGAACTTATGAAAAAAGTTATGTTAGAACGTAATGCTAGAGCATTAGGAAAAGAAACTACTAATAGTCCTACCGTTAGAAAGTTAGCTGATAAGTTAGACGACTTTTATGATGAGGCTTATGATATATTATCTGCTAAAGGTTTAAATGCAGAACAAGCTGTAAAAGGTTTTGGTCCTGAAACAAACAGTTATATAAAACACTATCAACAAACTATTTGGAATGGTAATATATATAAATTTATAACCTCTGCACCAGAGGGTCAAAGAGCAGCAACAAGAGAAGCTATAACAAAAGGACTAGCTGCTAACTATAAAGTTATGAATGACTTTGATGATGAAGTTGCAAACGCAGTTGCTTTAGCTGTAGTTGGAAGAGCTATTAATAATGGTAGACAAGACTTCACTGCAAACATAAACAGCTTAATGTCTGGAGATGGTAGAAAATTTTTACAAGAAACTTTAGAAGATTCGGGACTTAGTAAATCTGAGATTAAAGGCTTAATGAAAAGATTAAATGATAATTTTGGAGAAGAGTCTAAATTAGATATTGCTAAAAAGAAAAACCTTTTAGACTTGTCTGCTAAGATAACTTTACCTGATGGAAAAGTAATTGATACTGTAGATTTAATGGCTAATGACCTTATAACTAATACCCAACGATACGCTAGAAAAGTTTCTGGTGCATCTGCTTTAGCTAGACACGGTATAAGAAGTAGAGCAGAAAGAAATGCGTATATAGATGCTATGATGGATGAACAAGAGGTATTAATTGCTAAAGGTGTTATGAAGAAAAATGATTTAACTAGAGCTGAATTAGAAGCTTTGTTTTCTGCTTTTGATGGAGGTGCTAGAAAAGGAACAGGTTTTGATGGTAAACTAGTTGAACAGGGTTATACTGTATCAGCTATGAAACGCCTGACTAATATTGCTTGGCTAGATTCTTTAGGACTAACACAGTTAATTGAATCAGGAATGGTTATGACACAGTATGGTATAGGCTCTTTCTTTGAAAGAAGTCTTAAACCAATGTTTGATAAATCTACAAGAACAAATAGACAAGAACTCTTAGAAGATTTATCTTGGACTACAGGAAAACTTGGTAGAGAACATGAATTCATGGCTACTCATTTAGACTTAGATGAAATAAGTAAACTAGATGGCTTTCAAATACAAGAAAAAGTTAGAGAGTATGGAAGTAATCTTTCTTACATACAATCGTACTTATCTGGATTTAACCATGTAAGGGGGTATCAACAGACAACTGCTGCCTTAGGTGCGTCTGATAAATTGTTTAGAAACATAAAAAAAGCTATGGGTAAAGACGGTAAATTAAACTTTACTAAAAAACAAGCTGCTAGAATGTTCGATGACTTTGGTGCAGATGAAACTAAGTTATTACGTTATGCTGAGTTAATTAAAAATGGAACTGTTAAATTTAGAAAAAACTCTTTAGGTATGAGTTTTGTAGATTCTTTAAATGTAAAGACTTGGCCTAAAGATTTATCAGATGAATTTGGTTCAAGCATTATGAGGTCTGTTAACCAGGCTATTCAAAAGTCTCTTGCAGGTGAACAAGATACTATTTTGTTTACTAAAGCAGGAGCTTTGTTAACTCATCTTATTACATTCCCTATGCAAGCGTTTAGTAAGCAAGCTATACGACACTTGAAGCATAGAGATATGGAAGCCTTAACAGGTGTAATGTATACTATAGGTGCATCTTTACTTGTGTCTTATCTTAAAGATGCTCTTAGTGGTAAAGAGCGTTCTACATCTGAGCACGTTGCAAGAGCAATAGCATACTCTAATATGTTAGGTTGGGTCCCATTAGTGTCAGACCCTTTAGGAACTATGTTAGGTATAGATGAAATGAGATTTAATGGAAGATTTACAGAACAATCAACTATTATTCCTCCATCTGTAAAAATGCTTAATAATGCTTATAGATTACCTGGTTCTGCATTTGCGTATGCAAAGGGAGAAGCTAACTATAAACAAATGGAATCCATGAGAACTTTACCATTTACAAATCTTATAGGTATAGGAACTATGTTTAATATTGTAGGACAAAGAAACTCTGGTAAAGATGACGTTTCAAATTATGAAAATGTTAGAGCACTTGAATCACTTAGAAACTTAGGTGGTATATATCCGAAAGAAAATAATATTCATCTTAAAGATATATTTTCTGACTTTGAAGGCTTAAATGATATATTAAATTAAAATACTGGGGGGGCCATAAGGCCCTCCTCAACTTTAACTAAAGGAGGCTAGATTGGCCCTAACTACAGTGGAATACACATACTCAGGACAAGCGTCATTTGCTATCCCTTTCTCATTAGGTATACTTAATAGAGCGTATGTAACTATTCAAATAAACAATCAGGTAGATGGTTCAGGCGACCCTCTTTACTATACTAACTTTACCTGGACTAGTGACAGTGAAGTTGTAATAAACGGACTAACTAACGGAGATATAATTAAAATAGCTAGAACTATCCCTAGTAATTTGTTGCTATCAGATTACACGGCAGGTTCTAACATAACAAGAGATAACTTAAACATAGCTAACAAGCAGCTTATAATGCTTATACATGAAGTGTTAGATAAGAATGTTACTCAACAGACTAAGCTAGATACCATTGAATCAGGAGCTACTGCAGACCAGACTGCTGCTGAAATAAAGACAGCTTACGAGAGTAACGCTAACACTAATGCATTCACAGATGCAGACGAGAGTAAGCTAGATGGTATAGAGGCTGGTGCTGATGTAACAGATACAGCTAATGTAACTGCAGCTGGTGCTGTAATGGACTCTGAAGTAACAGACTTAGCAGGTATTAAATCTGTTACTGTATCTACTCTACAAGTAAAACCTGCTGAAGGTGCATTTGTAGATGGAGATAAGACAAAGCTAAATAGTATAGAGACTAATGCTGACGTTACTGATACAACTAACGTAGTAGCAGCTCTAACTGCAGGCACTAATATAACTATAGCGTCAGATGGTACTATAGCTTCTACTGCTGCAGGTGGTGGTGGTGGTGTGTCTGATATAGTAGAGGACCTTACTCCCCAGCTTGGGGGAGACTTGGACCTTAATAATCAGGATATAACAGGTACAGGTAATATAAGTATTACTGGTACAGTTAATGGACGTACCTTAGGAACAGATGGCACTAAGCTAGATGCAATAGAAGCACTGGCTGATGTTACAGATACAGATAATGTTGTAGCTGCTCTTACTGCTGGTACTAACGTAACCATAGCAGCTGACGGTACAATTAGTTCTACAGACACTAATACAACTTACACTGTAGGTGATGGAGGTCTTACAACTAATGACTTTACAAACGCTGACCACAGTAAGCTAGACGGAATAGAAGCAGGTGCTACTGCTGACCAAACTAAAGCTGATATAGATGCGTTAAATATAGATGCTGATACATTAGATGGACAACATGGTTCTTACTACACTAGTTACGCTGATACAGCGGTAGCTGGTATAGTAGACTCTGCTCCTGGTACGTTAGATACGCTTAATGAACTAGCACAGGCTTTAGGAGATGACCCTAATTTTGCTACTACTACAGCTACTAACCTTAGTCAGAAGCTACCTAAAGCTGGTGGTACAATGACAGGTGACATACTGTTCAACGATGGTGTTAAAGCTAAGTATGGAACTAGCTCAGACTTACAAATTTATCACGATGGTAGTAACTCTATTATTGATGATAGTGGTACAGGCAATCTATATATACGTTCAAATGATGTATTAATTGACAAATACACAGGTGAAAGAATGATACGTGCGATTGCTGATGGCGCAGTAACATTGTATTACGATAATGCAGAAAAACTAGCTACAACATCTACAGGTA